GGAACTGTTAAAACAAACGACCCAGGTTTGTTTGGTAGTAAAGATTTGCGCGAAATGGTAGACCTAAAAGGCAACCAAGGAAAACTTGCACAAAAAGTAAAAGTTGCTAACCGTATTGTTCAAGGCAAAACAGAAAAACTTGACCGTCTTAGCAAATCATTAGACAGCGGTGTCGACTGGTTCTTTACAAAACTTGTTGGTAAAGCAACACAAAAACTTGAACGCTCACCACTGTACCGTCAAGCGTTTTACCGTGAAGTCGCAGACAAAGCAAAGTTGTTATCACCAGAAGAGCAAACCCGTTTGCAACAAAACATCACAAAATATGTTGAAGATTTGAACGCCAACCTAGTTGACGAATTCAAAAAAGGGTCAATGACTGTAGAAAAATATGTTGGCAACAAAAACATTTACGACAAAATCTTTGGCAAAGTATCAACAGGTGACGGAACCATTGAAGAACTAGAACAATTTGCTTCAGCGATGGCTGTCTATGACCTCAAAAAAATCTTGTACAACGCCCAAGAAAAGAACAACCTTGAAGACATGCTGCGAGTGGTTATGCCTTTTGCTACAGCGTTCCGTGAAACCCTCGGACAATACTCCTCATACCTGATTGAAGACCCGTCGCGTGTCCGTAAAACACAGTTGGCTTTCAACGCAGCAAACTACGACTCAGACAACCCTGACAACGCCTTATCTGGCTGGTTTGACAAAGACCCTACCGATGGCAAAAACGTGTTCAACTTTCCTGCTGGTGGATGGGCTGGTTCGTTACTAGCGTTCCCAATGAAGGGTGCTTTCCAAGTTTTGAACCTTCCTGGTGGTGGTCCTGTAGTGCAAATTGCTGCATCGGAACTGTTGCCAGATACACCAAAATTGGATTTTGTGCGCAATATGGTTTTGCCGTACGGTGATGTTGGTTTGAAATCGTTAGCACCGAGTTGGGCTGTCCGTGGAATCGAAGCCATCAGGGGTGACACAACCAACATGGCAACAATCTTCGGTACGACGTACGCAGAAACAGTGCGTTTCTTGGTGCAAACTGGCGAATACAATATGCAGGACCCGAACGAAGTAGCAAAAATGTATTCGGATGCAAAACGTAAAGCAAGAGTGATGGCAGGTTTACGTGCCCTATTCCAGTTCACTGGTCCTACCTCGCCACGGATTGACTTCCGTTTAGAAACTGATGGCGGTGACATTACTGCTTCTGCTTTGTCGCAAGAGTTTTATAAACTACAAGAAAATAACCGTGATACAGCAGTTGATGAGTTCATCAAAAAGTTTGGTGAAGATGCCTTCATATATCTTGGACACAAAACCGAACCAGTCAAGGGAGGCTTAGAACCAACCAAACAATTTGATGCATGGCAACGAGGCAACGGCGACCTGTTCAACGAATACGGAAACACCGCAGGGTACTTAGCCCCTGGCGGAGATGGGTTTAGTTTCCAAACTTGGAACCGTCAACTTAATAACAAAAACCGTCGACGACTCACAGCCCCAGAAATCGTGGCTGCAGCCCAATACAAGATTGGTTCATCTATCTACCGTGAGAAACGAAACCAACTAGGTGACACCCTTTCTTCTGAACAACGTGATTGGCTATCGCAATGGCGTGGATTCCTCAATCAAGAATACCCAGGTTTCCCAGCCAAAGCCCAATTCAACCCTGGTGAACTAGATGCTTTCACCAAAGAACTACGCAACCTAGTATCTGACAGCCGTGTTTCAGATAATGCAACAGCACAATCAGTGAAACAGTACTTGGATGCCCGCGATGAAGCACTACAAAAAGCCTCTGAAGTAGGGTTAAGTTCATTGGATTCTGTTCGTGCGCAACCTTTGAAGGACTGGTTGAGTAGTATTGCAGCAACGCTTGTTCAGCAAAACCCTGAATTCGCACGTATCTTTGAAGATAAACTTGCAGGAGAAGTAGACTAATGGCAAAAGACCCAGTAACAGGCGAAGAAATAACCACCGTGCCTTCGTTGGTCGCACCATCTGCACTTGGTGCTTCATCCAGTGGTCTAGCCCCAGATGTAAAACTTGGTGTACGTCAGGCTATCGGCGCAGAAATGGAAGGATTCACACCACTGCCAGGTGACATTGTTTCCACCACCCCAATCTCAGCCAAAGAAGCAACATCTGCACGCATCCGAGAAACTGTTGCCCCAGAATCATTTGGTTATGTTGGGCAAAACCTCGTAGACGAACGCGGTGTCATTGTCCGTGGACAGTACGACCCAGCCAAAGAAGCATATAGCGAACTAGCAAGACTTACCGTAAATGACCGTATTGGATTACAGCAGTCATTCGCTGCGCGAGGACTTTACCCAAAGAACTATCGCCCAACAGGAATGTTTGAATCAGCAGACCTTACCGCAATGGAATCATTTTTGCGTTACGCAAACTATTCTGGTGTCACAACAAAAGTGGCACGCACATTATTCCAATCAGAATATAAGGCAACTGGTGGTCTTGGAAAAACTGTTCGACCTGACGCTAAACAAGATTTGGATGCTGCAGTGGACACAGTGTTCAGACAGTTCATGGCACGTGATGCAACCCCTGAAGAGAAGGCTGCGTTCCGACAGATGGCTTTCAAACAGAAATCAACTGAAGCCTCTGGTGGTGCTATTGCACCAAACATTGGTGTTGCAGCAGAGGCGTATGCTTCTCAACAGTTTGGTCCTGAAGCGCAGGCTACTAGTGCTGCTTCGTTGTTCGATATTTTGGATAAGAAAGTTAAAGGACTCGCATAATGGCTGCAAGTGATGATGTCAAAAAACTAAAAGAACTTATTGACAATCCAAGCGTAAAGGCTGGCGGTCAAGCACAATACAAAAACAAGTCGTACGGTCTTTCAGAGTTGAACGTACTTCTTAAGGCAGCACAGAAAGTTGCTAAACAAGAAGCAGATTCCCGCATGGTCCAAAGCGGAAAAGAATTTGAGACACAGGTAAACCTGGAACTAAAAACAGGACGTGAAGAATCTGCTCTTAAAGAAAAAACAATTAGAGCAAGAATCAATCTTGAAGCCGAGTTAGCAAACCTAAGTCTTGCTTTGGAAAATGATGGAGATATTCCAAAAGCACAAACAGCGGTTCGTGACGCATACCTAGTGCTTCAGGGTTTGAACCCAAAAGATAAATTATTGAAAGGTGTAACAATTCCTGCCGCTACTGTTGGAGTTAGCGAACGAGAAGGATTGCCACAAACAGGTGCAGCGAAATCTTCGTTTGTAGGCAAAGAAGACCTGACGACCACAGTAAAAAGTAAAGTCCCTGTAGTCAAGGGTGGCAACAATGTCGAAGTAACCACCTACATGGATGGTCGCGTGACCGAAAAAATATTGGGACCATCAACACTCCCAGACACCGCACCAAGTTCCATCCCTAAAGGCACTGCTGGCACACCTTCATCAATGAAAACTTATGTTGACGCACAACTAAAAGCAAAAGGTTTGGCTGACACCCCAGCGAATCGCAAAACACTACGTGCCGAATATCAAGCATTACCCCAAGCGGAAAAAGGAAAAGCAGCAGCACCAGCCGCAACAGATAACTCGTGGGAACAACTGTTCATAAAGAACAACCCTGCCAAAGCATGGTACCTAACAGACCTAGACCGAAACAAATACCCACAACTATTTGCTGTCATCCAAGAATATGCAAAGGACCGTCCGTTAACTATCGAAGAAAAAAATGCGTATGACGCAAAACTTGAAGGCACAGACTTCTTCCGAGAACTCAGCACCTCTGGCAAAGTACGTGAAATCAAAAACGTTGTAGGAGATTTAGGTTTCGACAGCACAGACTTCACACAGTTTGTTCACACCGCCATCAACATGGGTTACACAGGTGACCGTTTGAAACAAGAAACCTACAAAGAAGTATTTAAGACTGGTGCCGATGGCAAATATGTGAACCCTACAGCGTTGGCTAGAGCAACCAAATCAGCCGACTACCTGAACGTTGTTAACGATGCCCGCGCATATTTTAATACTGCAGGCGCAGACCAAGCATCAGTTCAATCTATTCTTACTGGTGGAATAACCAGAGAAGATTTCCAAAGGCAGCAACGAGAAATCGCTAAGAAACGTTACCCACATTTGGCTGACCTTATCGACCAAGGTGTGTCGTTAGAAAGTTTGGCAGGGAACTTCAAAAACACGGCAGCCGAACTGTTGGAAGTGGACCCAAACACTCTTGACATGTCTGCAGCCGATTATGAGGTTGCCATAAACTTTGGTGAAGAAGGCAAGAAACGTGTTATGAGTACTGGTGAGTGGGATAGGTTGTTGCGTACAGACCCTAAATACAAATGGGAATACACTGAAAACGCTAAAGATGAGGCTAGGGGTTTGGCTGCTAATTTGGTTAAAGCATTCGGAAGGATTATCTAATGGCAATCGATACTGACATAGAAAGTGTTACAACCATCATTGAGGGAACCCTCAAATACTATGGCATGGATACACCAGAGTTATTGGCTGATGTTAATAAAGCAATTGGTTTACGTCTCCTCACAGACAGGTCAACGATAGATGACATTGGTATTCAGTTACGTGACTCCGAATCTTTCAAAACTCGATTTGCAGCAAACGAAACTCGACGTGCTGCCAAGAAACTTCCTTATTCGGTAAGCCAATATCTGCAGTTAGAATCCTCATACCGTAATACACTATTGAGTGCAGGTATGCCAGCAGACTTCTACAACACCCCAGAAGACTTCTCCAACTTCATAGCCAACGACATCTCACCAGATGAAGTCAAAGCCCGCGTAGAACAAGGCTATGCCGCAGTCAAAAACGCTGACCCAAAAGTAGTCAACGAACTTAAAACCATGTACGGACTCGATGATGGCACACTTGCCGCTTTCTTCGTAGACCCAGCACGAACCAAAGACCAAGTGCTAAGAGCAGCCCGTGCAGCCGAAGTAGCCTCACAAGCCCGCCAACAAGCAGGCATCAGCCTTGGTTCAGCAGCAGCAGAACTACTCGTCCAACAAGGCGTAACTCAAGAAGAAGCCCGAACAGGTTTTGCCCAAGTATCCCAACTACAAGAACTCACCCGCCCACTCCAAGGAGAACAAGCCTTGACCCAAGAAGAACTAGTAGCAGGGTCATTGGGAACAAACGCTGCAGCCGCCCAACGAGTAGCCAAAACTCAACGCCGCCGCAAAGCAGGATTCGAAGCAGGCGGAGGGTTCGCCCAAACACAACAATCCAACATCGGACTTACGACCGTAGGAGAATAACCGACATTAGTAAGTAAGTTGTGTTATAGTTACAAACGATACCTTAAACGGTAGGAACCTGTACGGGAATCCCCCGCACCGTACGGCGACATGGGGTGACCAATCAACCGCAGCCACCACGTACCTCGGACATGGTGTGGGCAGAAACGAGAGTGCCATATGTCAGATATTGACAACTACGACAACGAAGACCAAATGGAATCAAACCAAAACCCTGTTAGGGCAAGGATGAAACAATTGGAGAAAGAAACCGCCGACCTACGCAAGTTGGTAGCGGAATCTGAAGTAGCAAAACGAGAACTAGCGTTCGTGAAAGCAGGCATCGACCTCACTGCACCAGCGTCAAAGTACTTTGTTAAAGGCTACGACGGAGAACTTTCCCCAGATGCCATTAGGGAAGCCGCTGTTGAGGCGCAACTGATTAGTCCCCCAGATTCCACCCCTAGCAGAGAAGAAGCAAACGCTTGGCAACGAACCGCAAAAGTCGCGGCAGGAACCCAAACAACGCAACCACCTGTTGACTGGACTCGAAGGCTGAACGACGCACGAAGCCCTCAAGAAGTAGATTCAATCCTGGCAGAAGCACGAATAGCACTACAAAATTCGTAACAACTTCTACACAAAGGAAAAATAATCATGGCAGGCGAAACCCAACTCTCGTCGTTGTCCGTAGACCAGGTAGCATTTGACCGTCTCGCATATTTTGCGTTGCGTTCAGAACTCTTGTTCGACCAGGCAGCAGACGTACAACCAGTACAGCAAGCAATGCCAGGAACTGGCGTCACATTCACAATTTTCAGCGACATTGCAGCAGCAACGTCAACACTGAACGAAGTGACCGACGTTACACCTACAGCATTGTCCGACAGCCAAGTAACCGTAACTCTTAACGAATACGGTAACGCAGTTGTCACCACAGCCAAGTTGCGCGGAACAGCGTTCTTGGATGTTGACTCAGCAGCAGCAAACATCATCGGTTACAACGCAGGCGATTCAATCGACCAAGTTGTCCGTGAAGTGCTTGCAGGCGGAACCAACGTGGTATACGCAACAGGTGGTTCTTCAACACCAACGAGCCGTGTATCAGTTTCGGCTGATGACGTACTTGCCGCTGACGACGTTCGCAAGACCGTCGCACAGTTGCGTGGAGCAAACGTAGCAACCTTCAACGGTTCTTACATCGGCTTCATCCATCCAGACGTTTCATACGACTTCCGTTCAGCAACGGACGCAGCCGCATGGCGTACCCCAGCAAACTATGTCAACCCAGAAGGTATCTACAATGGAGAAATCGGCTTGTTTGAGTCGGTACGTTTCATTGAGACACCACGTGCCAAAGTGTTCACTGACGCTTCGAACGGTACCAGCACAACTGGTGCAGTTGACGTGTATTGCACACACATCATGGGTCGTCAGGCTCTTGCTAAGGCATACTCAGCACAAGATGGTAACGGCGCAGTGCCGAAGATTGTTCGCGGTAACGTGACCGACCTTCTCATGCGTTTGCAGCCATTGGGTTGGTATTGGCTTGGTGGCTACGGTCGCTTCCGTGAGGCAAGCCTCCGTCGCATTGAGTCTTCATCCTCAATTGCAACTAACGTCTAATTAGTTTCTAGTTAGATAAGGCTTTAGCCCCCTGCTTCGGCGGGGGGCTTTTGCTTTTGGTATAGTATGTTGAACGAAAGGTTCCTATGTCAATTTCCAATTATGCAGAACTAAAAATTTTGGAGCATACAACAGGTAAAACTGCGTGGACTATGCCTACGAACGTGTATGTGAAACTGCATTTGGGGGACCCTGGTGAGGCTGCTACTTCTAATGCGGCTGTTGAGGCTACTCGTAAGGTTGCTGCGTGGGCTACTGCTGCGTCGGGTTCTATTGTGACTTCTGGAACGATTGAGTGGACTAATGTTTCGACTACTGAAACTTATTCGCATTGGTCTTTGTGGGATGCGTCTACTGCTGGTAATGCTTTGTGGTCGGGTGCTTTGGCTACTACGGCGGCTGTGACTGCTGGCGATACTTTTCAAATCACGTCACTTATCCTT